ATACAAATATCAAAAAAGCAATTGTAAGAGGATTAAGACAAGAGGTTGTAGCAATGGCTGCAAATACAACTTTAACAGCTGGTGGAACAACGGCAAATCAAATAAATGCATTTAGTGACGCTGATGGAGCTACAATAACATTACCCGATTCAGGTGATGGTAGTTTAATAGGTGCTTCTTATGAGTTTTACATCTTAGTAACAGCTACTAGTCAAGAGCATAGGATAACTTTTACAGATCATGCAAACGAAAAATTCTATGGAGCACTTCATGCTGTGGATATTGATGGGACAGCAAGTTCTAGTATATGGCATGCTACTGGTAGTGCAGGTTACGATAGTATACATATGAATGGTACTACAACTGGATTACAAGGCACAAGAATAAAAATAACAAATATAGCGGCTGATCATTGGCATGTTGAAGGTAACGTTCTTTGTAGTGGAACTCCAGCAACTCCTTTTGTAGCACAATAATAAAACTCTGGAACCGTGGCTAGCGCATGGAATTAATAAGTAAAATCGCTTGGAAACAAGTAAATATATAATAACAATAACTAATTAACAATTAAAAACAAACATTATGATTGAGTACACAGATGCACAAGCAGCTACTGACGTAATAGCGGCACAAGATTCAGTTGCAATAGTAACAGCTATTAGAGCTATTGCTGTTGGAGAAAGAACTGCAGAACAAGTAGCAGAACTAGGACGTAACGAAGGACACCTTGTTATAAAAATGGCTAAGGCTAAATTTGTAACTGGACTTTCTTCTGCTGAAAAAAGTACTATCGACGCATTCAGTTTATAAATGAATATAAGTAAACATGTATCTATTAAAGAAGGCGTGTATAGCATAACTGCTACGCGCCTTTGTATAGACAACGTGCCTACAGATATACATTTAGCAAACATGAAAATTGTTGCTGATAAAGTATTTGAACCTATTAGAGAGTGGGCTAATGGACCTATAAAGATAAATTCATTTTATCGTGGACCAGAACTCAACAAAGCTATAGGTGGAAGTAGTAAATCGCAACACTGCCAAGGTAGAGCAATAGACATAGACGATTCATTTAGACATAAAACAAACGCTGAAATGTTTGAGTTTATAAAAAATGAATTAGACTTTGATCAACTCATATGGGAGTTTGGATCAGAAAAAAACCCTGACTGGCTTCACGTTTCATACGTAAGCCCTGATGAGAACCGTAACCGTATACTACAAGCATACCGAGATAACGGAAAAACAAAGTACAAAGTAATATAATGGCAATTAGAAAAACTACTAAAGGAAAAAAACGTAACTTCCGCACAGTCAAAGAAGGTGCAGGAATGACAAAGAAAGGCGTTAGAGCTTATAGAAAAGCAAATCCAGGTAGTAAACTAAAAACCGCTGTAACTGGTAAAGTTAAAAGAGGAAGTAAGGCTGCAAAAAGACGTAAGTCATTTTGTGCTAGATCCAAAGGCTGGACTGGTGTAAGAGGTAAAGCAGCGCGTAGGCGTTGGAAATGTTAAAATTATGGCAAAGAAAAAATTTAGTGAAACAAAAGTTGGAGCTTTTTTAAGCAAAGCTGCTCCAGGTATACTAGGAACTGTTGGTGATATATTACCAAACAATGGTGTATTTGGTTTAGTAAAAAACTTAATACAAAAAGATCCCGCAATGCCAGCTGAAGATAAAGAAAAAGCAATGAAACTATTAGAAATGGATATAGTTGAAATGCAAGAAATATCTAAACGTTGGGACAGCGATATGAAAAGCGATTCATGGCTTTCTAAAAACACTCGACCTTTAGCTTTGATATTTTTAACTGTAGCTCTTGTTACATTTATACTATTAGATGGATTTGATATTAGCTTTAAAATAGATGGTGGTTGGATTGACTTATTAAAGTCTCTTTTAATTACAGTTTATGTAGCTTATTTTGGTTCTCGTGGAGCCGAAAAGTTTAAATCAATATCTAAGTAAACCTTTAATTTACACTATTTTGTGTAATAAATATTAATAAGTAAATCAAATTAAATAACAAACAAAAAAACCAAAAACTATGAGTAAAGAATTAAAAATTACACCGGAACAATTAGAAAAAATTCAAGCACAACAAAACGTAAGAGTAAGATTACTACACGACATTGGAGCTGTTGAAGCACAAAAATTTGACTTAATGAGCGCTTTGACTAACGTTGCTGTTAATGCTAAAGAAACTGCTGAAGAACTTGAAAAAGATTACGGCAAAATTAATATCAATTTAGAAGATGGTACTTATGAAGAAGTAGTATTAGAAGAAGATGATAAACAAGAAGTAGAAGTAGAAGTAGAAGAAGAAAAATAAATAGAATTTCCTATGGCTAAGTTAATTAGAAAAATAAGCATAGGAGCTGACTATAAAAATGAAGCAATGCATTACTCCGTAGGCCAACAGGTTTACGGAGGTCATTGTATTTCTAATATACTGTTTGAGTCAAAAGATAACTCATACAATATATTTATTGAAAAAAACAAAGAAACAATTCCCTGGAAGAAGTTTAATTCTAACATGGCAATTTCAATTGAATATAATTTAGAATACTAATGCAAAGTTTATTTAGTTTTATAGTACAACCTAAAAATGGTAGGTACAGTAATAATGTTTCTATAGGTGACAAAAAGCTTATAGTAAACACAACGATGGATGATCACAAGTTTGTTAACAGGTTAGGTATAGTTAAATCAATACCTTTAATTGGTAAAACAAATATACAAGTAGGAGATGAAGTTATAATACATCATAATGTATTTAGAAGATTTCACGATGTTAAAGGTAGAGAAAAAAATAGCTCTTCTTATTTTAAAGAAGATTTATATTTTTGCTACGAAGACCAAGTGTTTTTATTTAAGCATAATAATAAATGGCAAACGCCACTTAGTTACTGTTTTGTAAAGCCTATAGTTCAAGAAACAAACACTCTTATAAGTGAACAGAAAGAACGTAAACTTATTGGTATACTAAAATATGGTAATAGCTCTTTAGATGCGCTAGAAATAAGTGAGGGGAGCCTAGTAGGGTTCAGCCCAAGTAGTGAATACGAGTTTATAATCGATAATAACAGGTTGTACCGTATGAAAACTCAAGATATTACAATCAAATATGAAAATAAAGGAGACGAAGTTGAATATAATCCTAGCTGGGCAAGTGGCTGTGGACGAACTTATTAAGGTTGCAAAAGAACCTATAGTAGATTCAGACGATGATATCTCTGCTGACAGACTTAAGAACGCTGCAGCAACTAAAAAGTTAGCAATATTTGATGCTTTTGAAATACTTAAACGTATTGAAGAAGAAGAAAACTTGTTGAATGATAAACCTAAAGAAGTTACAAAACAAAGTAGTTTTAAAGGGTTTGCTGAAACAAGATCTAAGTAATGTCTTATCAACAAACTTTATATAAAATATTAGACGATCACATAAAACCAAAGGTTTTAGATCGCATGAATAGATACAACAAGTGGGAGTATGGTTATAATGAAGAGCATGATGTTGTAGTTATAAGTAAGACCGGTAAAATTGGTGAAATATATGAGATACAAAATCTTAAAATAGCTTTACCATTACACGAAAATGCTTATAAGAGATCAAATAAAAAAGAAGAACAATATTGGGAAGTATTTGAATACCCTAAAGAGTTAAAGGCAATTAATACTGTTTTTGATTGGAAAGAACACCCTGATGAATTCAAAGAAACATATTACGATTATATTGATAATGAGTTTAAGTATCGCGAAGAAGGATTTTGGTTTTATAACAAAGGTATTCCTACTTACATAACTGGCGCTCATTACATGTATTTGCAATGGTCTAAAATTGATATTGGTAAACCAGACTTTAGAGAGTCAAATAGATTATTTTATATTTTCTGGGATGCATGTAGAGCTGATAACAGGTGTTACGGCATGTCATATTTAAAAAATAGACGTTCAGGTTTTTCATTTATGGCCTCTGGCGAATGTGTTAACATGGCGACTATATCAACTGATGCACGATTTGGAATATTATCTAAATCCGGTGCTGATGCTAAAAAAATGTTTACAGACAAGGTTGTACCTATATCTGTTAACTATCCTTTCTTCTT